GTATAAAGCTGCACCGTCTTTATCTTTATTTTCTGTCAACCATTTACCAAGTCTAATTTTAGCTCCACCTTCTTGACCTTGTAAAGGTCTTGGTTTTTTCTTTTTAGCTACAACTTTTTTAGGAGTAGCTTTTTTAGTTACAACTTTTTTAGGAGTAGCTTTTTTAGTTACTTCTTTTAATTTTGTAGAACCTGCACCTGCTCCACCTGTAGCAGTTTTAGGAGCAACTTGTTTTGTAGTTGGCATAAAAGCCATCATTTTATTTCCAACTTTTACTTTACCTGGATCTACAAATTTAGATAAAGAAGCTTTTAAAGTTGCTTTTGTACCACCTTTTTCTGCAGCAGCTTTCGCTATCTGTTTAGGAGTAGCTCCATCTTTTATCATTCTTGTAATCATTTTTCCAAAAAATTTCATTTACTTAACTCCTATATTTGGAACTTCTTTTAATTCAGTTTTAAAAGATTGTCCTTGTGGGTATGTTTCATTAACTACTGCATCTTCAATAGGACCATGAACATCAGGACCTTTGCGAGCAGCACCGTAGCCTTGACCTGTAGGTTTACCTGTTATCTTTGGTAAATCAGCAGGATCTTGTAATAGTGTATTTGGTCCTGGCATTATCTTCTCCTTTTAAGTTTAGTTTTCTTTTTCTTCTTTTTAATATTTGGTTTTATAATTTGTTGTCTTATATTAGATCTACTTATTGTCATTATTGAGATCCTTGTATTATAGTATCTGGTCCTCCAACAGGATTTCTAGGAGTTTCCATATCATCTTGTCTAGTTCTTCTAGCTTGATTACGTAAACCATCTATAGAATTTTTATACTGTGCTTCCCATGTTTGAGCTACATCCCAATTTTTCATAAAGAAATTTGCTTCAAACATACATCTATAAAATAATGCATTGTAACAAAACTCACTATAATAATTTGATGGAGCTGCTGACGTTAAAGATGTAGGTCTTGCAACTGTTTGAATTTCTCCTGTAACAGTAGATGCAGGAGTTGGTACTATATAAATCTGTGTATTATTTTTTCTTGCATAGTATCTTGGAGTACCTGTAGATGCACTAGCATATGGAAAATAATCTATTGCATACTCATAAGTTCTTTGTAATAAATTTGTTTTAATACTTGAAGCACTTGTTGTATAGTTTACATTCCTTATTATTCTAGTACCTGAAGGTATAGATACAATAGGATTACTAGCTGATAATGTAATAGTTGTAAACACATCTAATCCAAAATCATCTAAATCTTTTGTAAGTTGTAGTTCAGACTTATTTATAAAATAAGGTATTTGATCTGAAAATTCTGTAGAATCGTTTTCAGCAGTATTTTTTATATCGGTTACTAAGTATGAGTATGTTGACATTTATTATCCTACAAATAAAGTTACACTACCTTCATGGGGTGTAGATATACTAACTGTTCCACTACATTTAATACCCATTTCTCCAAAATACATATCTGATTCTGCAGAAGCACCTACTTCATATATTATTTTTGCTCCTGATTGATCCCCAATAGTAACTACTCCTGCTACAGTAGAATAGGAATGAACACCAATTATTCTGGTTGTATTGGTGGTACTAATAATATCTCCGTCTCCACCTCTTTTATTAATAGCTTTAATATTCGTTGCCATATTTTTTCCTCTAAATCTTTAGAGGGAGAATAATTTCTTACTCTCCCTCAATACTAATTAAGCTCCAGGGTTTCCAAACCAACCTCTCCAATCAGAAACACCGAAAGAATATCTTTCACGTGCTTTAAATCGAAGATTGCCAGTATCGAAATCTGGTTCCATTTTAGTTTGTAATGGTGTTCTTACAAACATTTTTGTACCATTAGGTACATCAGTTTTTACGAACCATCCATTAGTATCAGAGAATCTTCTATTAATATAGAAGCCCTCTGGAACCATACCCATATGACGAGTAGCGTTAATTCTATTCGCTAATACACCAACAGTATTTGCTACTGGTGCAGGGTATCCTCCTGTTTGGGCAGTAATATTAGTAGATCCTGGTGATCCTAATACTTGGTCAGCAGTTGCCCATAAATCAGTAGGGATATGTAAAGAAACTGCACTTGCTCCCACTAAAATACCTCGATCATCTTTGATCTTTTGTATTTGGGTAATTGCACTTTCTAAAGAACCTTCTGATAAATCAGCTCCTGTTGCTGTGTTTGTTTGGTTACCGTCACCTACTGTTGGGTGTGCATTACTAAAGAATGCAACTCCATCACCAATAGCATTAGTTCCAGCTCCAAAACCATTATTATACAAATTAGCAGCTTTTACTTGCTTAGTATTTGCCATTGCTCGTGCAAGACCTTTAGCACGTAACTTAGCGAAAGTATCATAGAGGTTGTCCTCCATTGCTTCCTCAGTTACAGCAAAAGCTAATGCAATAGTTTCAGCAGTATACCTTGCAGTATAACTTTCTGATGCATCATCATATACAACGGAAGCACCTTCGCCTTTTACAGGTGCATTACCAAATCCAGTAAATAGAACTTCTTCTTCAAAAGCTCTGTCTGAATTTTCTACGTCATATAATGGTTCATGTTCGTTGTTTACTTCACCGTACTCCAATCCAAAGACTGCATTCAATCCAGGAAGGAGTTCTTTACTTATACTAGCTCTATTAATAGCCATAATTTATTATCCTTCTCTATTAAGCAGTTGAGACTGTAGTTGTGACATAATTGTCAACGTGATTATTTAATTTTACTTCATACCAAGGGTATTGATCTGTTTTACCAGAAGCTGCACTTGTTCCAAAACCAGTATCCCAAGGTGCTCTACGTATTACACGTAAATTACTTTCGGCATCTGTTGGACCAGAAGCAGTCATTACATAAGCACTATTGCCAGTTTTAGTTGAGCCTGTACCTGTTGCCCAAGGAAAATTAATAGGTTTACCATTCATTCCTTGTACTGTAGATGCAGTCACAGTTGCGTCTGCTTGTATGAAATATGTTTGATTTGGATCTCTAGAGATATGTACTTTTATATCTGTAGCTGTTGTTCCATTGGACCAATATTTACTGAATTTCTGACTTCCTTCAGAGTCTACGTAGCTTATACCTTGAAAAACTCCTATACACTTGTCTGACGGATCAGCAGGAGAAGGTAAAAGAGATGAACTTGCCATTGCCATGACTGGATCACCTGTATATAAACTTCCTAAACCTGAAGATGGAACCGTTACGTCTGGTCTCCATTCAATAATATCAACACCAGTAGAATTAGATCCAGAACCTTCTTTCCTCGCTAGTACAAGACCACGAGGTGCATTTACACTTGCCATAAGATTTCTCTCCTAATTTATAAAAAAGACTAATCCTGAAAATTAGGATGTCTTCCTTTGATTATTGTTGATTTACTATTATTAGAAATTGGCATACGAGAACTATTGTTGCCTTTCATAAGTTGAGCATTTACAGCATCAACCATATCGCTACTTTTTTTCTCGTAAAATTTCTGTCTCGCTACAGCACGACCTACAGGCATTTTTGCCAAGGCTAAGTCTCCACGACTGACTGTTCCGTTGTAACGACCATCTTCTCTCACGAAAGAAGTTGAAGACATTTCAGGAACTTCACTAGGTAAAACAAATGTCCATCCTTCTGCTTCTCGCTTTCCTACATTGGCAATGTCATCATTTCCTCTCATGCTAACTCTAATCCAACGTAATCTCATTCCTTCAGCATCAAATTTCTTTTCAACAGTTTTAGGAATATCTAAAGCATTAGGCTCCTCGAATGTCCATTCTTCTTCTCTAGTATTAAGTTCTCTTTGTTCTTCGGTACGTGATTGTACTCGTGTATTTGTTGTTTTCATGTATTTTCTCCCACGTTATTAAACAGTTGTATACTCACCGTCAGCTTGAACGGTTTTTTGTTTTTCTTGAGCATACTTTTCAAGAGGTATTCCCCATTTTTGAGCTAACCTTACATCTTCTTTTGTAAGCTTAATTTTATTCTTGGAGCTTCGAGAAGTACGTGAGCTTCCTGAAACCACTTGAGCAGGTTTTGACGTTTCTGCAGTACGTTCTTTTGGAGCTTCTCCTTTAAATTTATGTGGAAAAGCTGCTTCCATTCTTTTATTGATTTCATTATAGAAATCAGAATCACCAGGATCATAACCTTCAGCTTTTAATTCAGCATCTATTGCTAAAGCTGAAGCAGTCATTACTCTATCAGGACCAAACCATTCATTATTTGCAGCCCATTCTTCAGCTTTTGGATCTGGACCTTGTTGTACAGGCTGTTGAGCTGGCATAGGTTGTTGTGGTTGTGGTGTATTTTCTATCTGATATTTTGTTGCTCCTAATGTTTTTAAATCTATCTGTGCTTCATTTAAAGCTTCTTGAGCTGCTAAAAGTTTTTCTTTATTACCACCTTCAAAAGCTTCTTGATATGATGCACGTGCTAAAGTTATTTTATCATTTAATTGTTTCTCAGTAGATTCTATATTAAGTTTATTTAATTTATTAGATTCTACATCTTTATGATATAAATTTGCACGTAAACTTTCTTGTTCTCTAATAAGCTGTTGTATCTGCTCATCACGTTCTTTTCGTTGTCGAATTAATTGTTTAATTCTTCTTTGAGCACCTTTTGTTTCAATACCTTCTAATTCTTTAGGAGGTTCTTCTACAGTTTTATCTTTACTTTCTACTTCTTCTTTTTCAAATAATTCTGTTTGTTCTTCAGGTTTTGCTTCTTTCTCTTCTGTTTCAACAGGCGAAGCAGCTTTAACTTTTTCATCTTCTTCACCTTCTACTTCATACTCTACTTTATTTTCTTCTGATGTTTCTGGAACGTCTACTTCATTCCATTCTTCTTTTTGTTCTGTTGCCATTTTTAACTCCGTTGTTTACGAGACAATCGTTATTACGTTTTTGTTATTATACTATATGTACTGTAGGTTATACAAGTTTTAACTTGATAATTTTGTTAAATTAAAAGTCAAATCTAAATCTCTAGGATCTTCAACCTTCATCATAATTTGATCATCAAATAATAAAATTAACCGTACTCCTTTATAGTATAGCTTTGTAC